GCAGGAGTAAGCTGGTCTCCCTCCTGCGCAGGCTTATGAGTTTTCTCATCATAGAGAAAAACCGGATTGAAATAGCTCATGAAATCTCCTAACGCATAAAATATTGTGCTGTAAGCGTAAGAACCGCCCCAACGACTGTACAAATACTTCCCATAACCCAGCGTCCGACACGAAGAGATGTTACTACTTCAGTACGCCACAGCTCTATATCGGAAATCCTTGATTCCAATGAGCTGTAACTGCGGACACTCTGGGACAGAACGTCATCCAGCTTGTGTGTGAACACAACTATCTGCTCCTGCATTCTCCCAAGAGCGTCAGCTAAAGCCTCCCTGCTCCGCACGTCATCATCCCGCATCTGACGCAGAAAGCTCAGGGTAGCTTTCAGTTCGCCCAACTGCTCCAACACGCTACTCTCGTTACTTTCTTCCTGCATTGCGGGCCTGACCAAAGTTACAGGCTACCCAGCTGAGCACACTGTAAAGCGCCTTGTAAACCTTGGACGAGTCCTCTTTGGGCGCCGGGATAACAGTGGCAATAGCGGAGAAAACACCAATCACAGCAAACAGAAGACTGACATATTTGTCAGAACTGTTAGCGTTAAGATAGGCAAGCAGTGTATCGAACATTATTCAAAATCCATCCGTTCCAATAAAGTATATGTAAACACCGGCCCATACAGGACAGCGGAATACTCACATATCCGCATGAAGTCATCGAAGTCTTTCTCAACGGCAAAGACCTGACACCCCGCACTCCAGCGGTCTACCTGTACTGACTTTCTCCCAGCTTTGTGGATGTTTATGCCAAACATACCCATCTCGGTTCTGCCAGCATCAATCTTGTGGTCTTTGTTGTTATCACGATAGACAGTAACAGGCTTGTACTGCACAAGAGCCTTATACTGGCCCTTATGCCGTCCTATCGTAAACGCCCCCCTGTACTGACCGGGTACAAGCACAGCCGTACCTTTATCATTACAGGGATGCTCAGCGTAATAACGCCCCGGGTCTGTCGTTATACGCCAGTACCTCGTAACCCATCCGTATACATTCCGGTATATACAACACAGTGTATCATCAAAGGCATTCGTAATAAGCTGGTCATTGCGTATGCCTATGATGTTAAGATTGTTGCACCCCTTCTCGAAAAAGGCGTAACCCTTTTCTTTCATCACCCTTACTATATCTTCTCTGTCTGGAATAAACATAATCCCCCCGTGTAATAGCTACATATCATAAGATGTAACTGCCTGCAATTTCGCTTGACAGGCCATAAATATTTACCTTATCGAATGCGCCATAAAACCCCGCCCTTCAGGGCTGGGGATATAAGGCGCTTTCGTAGGGTTTGCGAAAAAAAACATTGCATTCATCTCCAAAATGTTGTACAGAATAGATATACCGTAGGGCATACGGAAATTCACGCTTGGGGAGATCTTGTAAGACGCCAAGTCCTAGGATGCGGCGCAGTGGTCGTCGAACCAAGAATCCCCACGGATAAATCCGGGGGGAGTGTCAAAGTCAACTGCTTTCACACTATATTTCTCGTAATGTCAAGACCCTCCACCACCTAGAAGCCCCCGCGGAATGTTACTTCCGCGGGGGCTTCACCTTATCGTCTCGTAATGTCAAAACTGTACGCCAGAATGCCGTCATCGTCTCTGCAACCGACTTCTTCCACTCTATACCCGGCGTTGCAGAAAATCTCCTGCGATATAGAAGCCTTCGCGTAATCCCCCACAACAATAACACGGGTAATCCCCGACTCAATCAGCAATCCGGTACAGGACGGACAGGGGAACACTGTTACGAGCGCTGTACACCCTGCCACGCTCAGCCCTGTCATCGCGGCGTGCGCTATTGCGTCTGCTTCCGCGTGCAGGGCATGACACAGGTCCAGCCTGTCACCGGAAGCGTATTTCTCCCGCGGACAGACAGGACACGCATCCCCGGGGTAGGGATTATGATTATACCCGCAGGAGATAATCATCCCATCCGGACGGGCGATAACGCATCCTACCCGGCGCCTGCAACAGTTCGAGTTAAGCGCAATATAGTTAAGAACCCTCAGCGGGTGCTTCATGTTCTCCGGAAGCGGCATATTTATAACCCCCCAGCTCTCCAAATATAGTGGTGTAATCCTTACTGCGAAGCAGGTCACAATACCTGTCTATGTCCCGAAGAACATGGTCAACGCCAAACTCATGGGCAACATCGAATATTACAGCCTGCTCCTGCCAGCTCATGCGGGTGAACGTCTTGTAATCCTGCGAGTCATTCCACCTCGGGGCAAGAACGGTACAGCAGTACTCCTCAACCATGATACGGGTCAGCAGAAACGCCTGTTCCGGAGTAACCGAGAAAGGCCTGTTCCTGAGCCAGCACATAGCATCCCCGCCCACATGCGCTGTATAACGTGACAGCTTCCGCAGAAAGTCTTCAGGTACACCAAGCCTCTTAAGCTCAATGGCCCTGTACGTTCCAAGGTCAAACCCGGCCCCAATCTGTATGCCTTTCTCCGGGTCTATGGGAGTGACGTCAGCAATGCTTGTCGTGCCGTAGTAAATGACCCGCTTATGACTGCCATCATTCACGTAGCAGGGGATGTAGCCCCGCAGGGAATACCCGCAGAGCTCCCCCCTGCCAGCAAGATGACGGGCTATCTTATCTGTCTCGACCGCCACGCCCGTCTCCTTCAACCCCATGCCGCACCCTGTCTCTCTCCTCCGCGCGCTTGGCATCATTCCACGTGCTGAGGTCTCCGGTCAGGTAGCCCGTCACACGCCTGATACGCTCGAAATGAATGCCGTCACCAATCATGCCTGAATCTCTGGTCTCTTCCATATTAACCTCCTAAAGGATATTTTTCCTAATCTGGCGGAGCTTCTCTTCACTTACAGCCTCGCCGTCATGACGTCCACACAAGGGGCAGGTATCGCCAATCACTCCTGTATACCCGCATACAGGGTCACGGTCTACAGGGTGGTTAACAGCTCCGTAGCCAATACCGGAATCGTGCATGCACTTCACCACGCTCATAACAGCCTCCGGATTCTTCGCCGTATCGCCGTCAAGCTCAACGTAAGTGATATGCCCGCCGTTCTCAAGCTCATGGAAAGGAGCCTCGAGCTTAATCTTCCTGTACGCAGAGATGGGGAAGTTCACAGGAATGTGGTGGCTGTTCGTGTAGTATTCCTTGTCCGTCACGCCGGGGATTATCCCGTACTCACTCCTGTCAGCCCTGAGGAACGCTCCGGCTGTGCTCTCCGCGGGAGAGCCAATCAGAGAGAAGTTCAGGTTGTACTTCTCACACGCCAGATCAGCCCTCAGACGCAGGTGTCTGACAATATCAAGCCCGAGCTGTTCCGCTTCATCGGTCTCTCCGTGATGATGCCCCGTGAGAGCGACAAGCGCCTCAGCAAGACCAACAAAGCCAATACCCAGCGTGCCATGTCTTACGGCCTTCTCCACGGTATCGTCAGGGCCAAGGTCACGGCTGTCTTCATACAACCCCTGACCCATAAGGAAAGGAAGGTTCCTCACCCTGAGTGACGCCTGAATCTTATACCGCGACACAAGCTGTTCAATTACTTTGTCAGTAATATTATCAAGCTCGGAGAAGAACCAATCCGTTCCTTTGCCTTTGGTCATGAGCGCGATGCGGGGCAGATTGATGCTCGTGAACGACAGGTTCCCCCGTCCGGGGGTTATGTCCTTACCAAACCTGTCAGCCATAACACGGGTGCGGCACCCCATGGTAGCAACCTCAGTCTCAATATGCCCCGGACGGTAATACTGAAGATTGAAAGGAGCGTCCAGAAATTCCCAATTCGGGAACAGCCGTTTAGCCGATACTTTAACGGACAGCTCGAACAGGTCACGGTTAGGGTCTCCGAGATTATAGTTAACCCCTGCCTTAACCTTGAAGACCTGTACAGGGAAGATAGGCGTCTCACCATGGCCAAGCCCCGCGTCTGTAGCATGCAGGATGCACGAGATAACCATCCTCTGCTCAAAAGTCGTACCTGTACCATAGTTGATAGAGGAGAACGGAACCTGCGCTCCGGCGCGTGAGGCCATAGTGTTGAGGTTATGAATCAGCGCCTCCATGGCCTGATAGGTCTCACGCCATGTCATTTCAACCGCTTTGTTGAAATCATTGCTGTACTCTGCGTAGTACCTGTCAAACGTCATCTTTACATAAGGCGCCAGCGCGTATTCAAAGTCCGGTATGCTCTGCCCGCCGAACATGTCGTTCTGGTTGGACTGAAGCACAATGCACGCCAGCGCCGCCGCTGTACGAATCCCTTTGGGCTGACGCACCGAGCCGTGCCCCGTAGAGAAGCCCCTCTTCAAAATATCAGCGAGAGGAATCTGAAGACAGTTAATGGACGTCCCATAGAAATCGAGGTCATGAATATGAATAATCCCTTTTCTGTGGAGTTCCGCCGTCTCATGGGGGATAATATCCGGATTACTGAGGTAGTAATATTTGGATGCCTCGGAGCCGATACGGAGCATGCGGCCCATAGGCGTCCCGCCCCTGACATTGGCGTTCTCTCTCATAATGTCCATACAGGACGGGTCAGAGGAAAGGATGCGTCCGAAATGCCTGTATATCTTTTCCTTGCGTTCCCGTACTACTGACCTCTCATTCCTGTACTTCTCATACACAGCTCTAAGCTCAGGGTCCCGTTCCTTCAGATAGTCCAGTATGCAGGTCTGAATGTCCTCAACAGACAGCGTTTCCTGTCCTTCCGCGTACCTGCCAACCCTGTTGCAGACCTCAGTGGCATACTCCGAAGAGTGGTCATCCACGCGGTTCATCGCCCGCTCGGCGGAGTAAACAGCGCCAATTATCTTCTCGGGCCTGAAATCATCAAGCCTTCCATCACGTTTAATTACTTTGAGTCTCATATAATCTCCAGAATACAGGTAAACCACAGACCGCAAATCAGGGCTATTGTCAGCCAGAGGATTATTTTGCCATCCACGCCAAAGAACAATAACACTGGAATCCCTACAATAAAAATATAATGGTGATATCACACGCCGTAGTGAAATCGTCAGACGGCAGTTGTGATATACTCTCAGATATTTCTATATCTACAGTCCTTCAGAATATTATTTTGCCAGCCATGCCAGTACCGAGAATAATAGCACTAAAACCGTTGTGAGTAAAAATATAATAGTGACAACGCATGCCATGACAAAATCGTCAGACGGCAGTTGTGATATCTTACGCATAAGTATGCTCTTGAATGTTTCCATAGCTACAGTCCTTTCTTCCGTATGATAGAAAGAAGATGAACGTTGCAGTGACGGCACATCTTCCGGCACAGCGTCTCCCAGCCGCGCTCGGCTTCTGTATCATCACCATCAACACTTTCAGGGCCAGACATACCGCAGGCGGGGCAGGCGACAGTCCGCCCGCCTCCGTCGGTATCAGCCAGGTAGACGTCGGGACACCCGCAGTAGGGGCAGGAGTGCATTACTTCCGCAACTCGTCCGTAGAGTCGAATACCGGCTTCCCAAATGCCTCAGCAGTGACACGCTGTACACAGCAGAACATGTCATCCCTCCACCCCGGCAGAAACAGAAGCCCATCGCTGTCGCTCATTGTGGCGTAGTCCTCAGAGAGCCGGTACAGGGCGGCATCGTAATTGGCCGGCTTCAACCCCCTGAAGCGGGTATTAGCGACCCTGTACCCCATATCGGTGAGTTCGTTATAAGCCTTATCCCACTCAGTCTTTAACTGTTCGTACGTTTTCCCCGTCATAGGCTGTATGATCATAACCTTTTTCATCACCCGTTCTCCAGTCCCCCCGGCAGAAACGCCATGCCACGCACAGGAGGTCAAACGCCTCATCCATGACACGCTCCTCCCCCTCGCCTTTATTGAGCGCCTGACAGAGCTCTCCGTACTCCTCACCAAGAACACCGACTCCCTGATACATCCCATCGGCGAACTCAGGGTGCTTTTCCTGTGCCTTGGCAATGCGGCTTATGAGAGCGAAAAGGACTTTCCCATCATCAGTCAGACTTTCCTGCTTATCCTCATCGGTAATATTGATTATTATCCGGCTATCCATCTTAACCCTCCTTACCTGTATCCCACATAGAGCACTCGGCGCCGCAGGCGGCGTATCCTGCCATATCAACCCATGAATCCTCTTTCGCCTTACCGTTCCTGACTCTTGCCACTTTCAACAGAATCATCATAGCGGCAACATCAGCGGAGCTCAGACTCACTGCGGTATAGTCTGTCCAGAGTCTCGCAATCATGGCGAAACAATCCTCTGGTTCCCCGTACTGGCTGTTGCGGTCTTTCGTGACAATTTCCTCAGCTGTATGAAGGCATTCTGCTCTGGTCATTATAAAGCTCCTAATGGCTGAAAAGAGAAACTGTATAAGGTTCCGTATCCACATCAGAATAGGAACTCACAGAATCGCCGCGGATACGGGCCCAGCATTTCGGACACCGGTAGTCGTTGGTTGGCTTTCCGCAGTCATGACATTTGCGGCTGTAAACGGAACTGCCGTTGTGGCGGAACCGCTTCCTGCCTTCCTGCCCTTCCCACTCTTCATCGTAATAATATCTATAGTAACTGCTTCTCGATTTCATAATGAACCCCCGGAGTATTATTTCTCGTATTCAAGACGGATACTCGGAGAGGCTTTGAACACGAGAATCCCACGCTCCGGAATCCTGTATTTGGCACCAGTACGGGGGTTGCGGCCCATACGGGACGCTTTGCGCTTCAGACGGAACGTTCCAAAGCCTCGGATAAGAACCACGTAACCGTCAAGACAGAAGTTGTAAATACGCCTGAACAGGTCAGGGTCATCAGTAATCTTAGATATGGCGATACGTTTCTGCATCCTGTACTCCTCCATTTGGAAATGTTGCTGAAACTGTGCAGTATAATAAAAAATTAGTCAAGACTTTTCTGGGTAAATACGGGGGGCCTGTCCAATATGGGCGGGGGGTCAAGATGTGTCCGCACATATATAAGGTCTACTCTTGCGAGCGAAGCGAGCCAGCCGTCCAAAGGCCCCGTTCAAACTATACTAAAATGATAACTTATCAAAGTAATAACTTATCAAAATAGTAACTTATTAAAGTAGTAACTTATTAAAATGGTATGTTAGGCTGCCACCCGCCACCCTGCCTGCCACCCCAC